GCAACAACTATAGAAAATCCATAGCCATTTTCGAAACAACAATCCCTTCCAAGTCAATTAACTGATCACTAATGACAACTTGCCTGAACAAGTCAAACACCGATTCGGCAGTCAAAGAATACCTTTCCAAACAAAAAGCGTTGAAATCATAATCAGACAACACGTCTAAAACCTTAATCTTAGACGTGATGTTCCTCAAAGTAATTCCAGCAGCCCTTGCATTCCAGGAAACTTCAACATCATAATCCCCCTTGAGATTCTTGGCAACGGCAAGAGGGAAGTGGTGCTTGAATCGCTCAAGAAAGATGTCACGAATGGTCGGCAAATAACGGAACTCGTAGGCATAACCAACAGACTTGCAAGCCATATACAAATCATTGCTGACAGCTTGATTCTTATTCGCTCTCATATTGAACCGCCCAATAGCCTTTCCCAAAATGGGGACCGTGAGGTGCTTGCTATTGCAGTGCGGGATAAAAAAGCGACTAAGAAACGTGGCTGTCCAGAGGTTTTTGTGCCTTATGACTTTGGCTACCATCTGAGCTTCACTCGCGATGGCAGTATAAGTTTTTTCGACATAAGGAACAACGCCCCTGACTCTGGCTAACATGTCGTCACCTAAAAGTATGGCGTCGACTGACTTAGGTTTTACCCTAGTAATAAAAGAATACAGTATACATGCATTCCACCAGGAATTACGGAAAGTAGTATCCGTAGAACCTGTTGGAAGTTGATTGACTAAAGCGGCCTTGATACCATGCTTTGGATTGCGGACGATGAAGCTATTAGACTTCAAATGAAGCCTAATAAACCACTCGGGACAACCCAAAACACGCATTAGAGCTACTTCAATCAATTGCACGTCACTGCATTGAAACTTATCATTACTAGAAAAGTCAGCCTCCACCCAAAATTCGTCTTTTGCACCTGTGTGGTCAATGTAATCCACATATTGATCAGGTACTTTTCGGTAAGCACAATGGAACCTATATGGGCCACCCATGCGTTCAAAGCAATGATCCAACCGTCTCATGAGCTCATTAAAAATGGGCCCAGAAATGGCATTGTAGACATCAGATCCTTTGAATATCACACGGGGCGCCCAATTAGGCTTGTGCGTGACAAGGAGGGCCTCAACTTTTACAAAAATTTCTTTTGACGTATAATCGTTAAGTTGGGAACTAACTAATCCCTCCAAGGCTTTATTCATCCGGTTTCGTTTTTCAGTTCCGAACTTGGCTAACCAGGATTTATAAAGACTATCAGTCCACTCAAACTGCGGGAGCGGATCTGGACACACCTTACTTACTAAGTCCATCGATGCTTTCACTATAGCAGGCGAGGCGCGCTTGGCACAAAAATAATTACAGCGTTTTCTAAAAGCGGCGACTGTATTGTGCCAACCGTTATCGGGAACAACAGGGTGCATGTGGCGCAAAAGCGGC